TGCCCGGCATCGTGATCTGGGCGCTCGACGGGCTTGGCCGCTTGAACCAGCGCGGCTACTTCCAACGCCCCACATCAGCCGACGAGCTGGCTGCCGACTTGGTCGATCAGACCAGCCCGATCCGGGCTTTTGTGCAAGAGCAATGCGTCATCGGGGAGCACGCGCAGGCCGACCGCGACGATCTTTTCAAGGCCTGGAAGACCTGGTGCGAGGCCCAAGGCCGGGACCACGCAGGCACCAAAGTGTCGTTTGGCCGCCAGCTTTCAGCTGCCTTCCCGGGCATCAAACGCAGTCAACCGATGGGATCCCGCACAGGATCCGAGGCGAAACCATCCTGTGCGGACGGCGATACCCGCACAAGATTGAACCTTTTTGTCGGGATTAGGCTGCGCCACGACTGGGAGGCGGACCATGAGCCTTTCTGATTTTCGCTTGCCGCACAAGATGCATCCGGTGCCGCACCACCTCGCACAGGATACAAGTCAGGCATTTTTCACCTCTAACCCTTTGATTTCATTAATGTTTTTTCTCCCGCACAACCTCGCACAAGATAAAACGCCTATGATCATTATGTGCACGCACACGCATACGCAAGAAACAATAGAGCAGCAGTGGCGTCGCACCAGTGCGAAGTTGTGCGGGAAATATCAGACAGCGGCAGTCAAGAATTGTTGATCTTTAATTTGCTTGGATGGACAATTAAAGCCCAAGTTAAAAAAGGATTAAACGTGTTTAAAATTGAAAAAAACATTCCAGCACCAAATGGCACAGGGAAAGCGGGAGCAAGACCAAAATACCCGTTTGCACAAATGGACGTTGGCGATTCATTTTTTGTGCCTGGCATGAAATCGAATGCGTTGAGCAACGCCACCCAGTGGCATGCCAGTAAGACCGGAAAGAAGTTCACATGCACAGCAGAGGCTGACGGCGCACGTTGCTGGCGCGTTGCATAATCCCCACCACCACTGAGGCCACCCATGACAAAATCCACCCCGGAAATTACAGCAGAAAAACTCACCGGAAACCCTGCCGACAAAATCGAGCAGTGGAGCATCGACAAACTTATCCCCTACGCACGCAACAGCCGCACGCACTCGGATGAGCAGGTCGCACAGATCGCCGCCTCGATCAAAGAGTGGGGCTGGACCACGCCAATCCTGGTCGATGAGAACGGCGGCATCATTGCCGGACACGGTCGCACCCTCGCAGCCCAAAAAGATGCGTTTTTGAAATTGATGTGTTTCGGGAAATGCACCCAATTGCTCAAAAACTGCTTATGCCTTGGTTTAACGCCACAGCGTTAAAAATGATTGAATACATGGAGTCCCATCATGTCAAAAATTGAAAAAACAACCCGACCACCTAAAAAGGGTGTTGATCAACGTATAAAAAATGGTGGCGCGCGCCTAGGATCTGGTCGAAAACCATTTGAACCAACCGAAATTGACCGGAGGCAGGTTGAGGCAATGGCTGGGTACGGGGTTCCGTTTGAACAAATTTCAGTTTTGGTACAAGACGGAATCAGCATCGATACACTAAGAACTCATTTTTTTAAAGAATTGGTAAAAGGGAAAGCTAAAGCAAACGCTCAGATTGGAAAAGGGATATATCAAAAAGCTTTGTCTGGCGACACGACCGCGCAGATATGGTGGTCAAAGTGCCAAATGGGCTGGAAGGAACCTCCGCGACAACTCGAGCACACCGGCAAGGACGGCGGCGCGATCTCTGTGTCCAGCGTGGACCTCAAAGGCCTCAACGACACCGAACTGGCGCAGATGCAAGCGTTGCTGCAAAAGGCGGATGGGGGTGAGGCATGAGCTTGGACGTTATGCGCTTGGCCGGGGTAATCATGCCCCTACTTAAGACCCCCCAGCACTGGGATATCCGTCACGACGTGGCTTGGTACGTGAGCAGATGCGAGATGGCTGGGTTTTGCAACACCGATGACATGCGTCGCTTATGCGCGGAGAGGTTTTTACAGGGCAAGCGTAAAGTGTCACCACCCGGGACGGCGAGGCGCAAAAAGCAGGCCCGCGAGACGCGCAAGATGTTGTCCAACATCCCACAGGAGCTGTTGGCCGCAATTAAGCAGGCCAAACAGACACCCGCCTGGGATCAGTACCAAGGCGGAAACAACAAAGCCATAAACGCGGTCATTGGGCCAATCATCAAACAATTCCGTGCCCCTTTTGACGTCATTAAATCCATACTTGAAAACCAACCATGAACAAACCCACCCTCCCCGAGTCCCCCCTGCCCGCCCTGCTTGACCACAACGGCCGCTTTCAAGCCCTGTTCCCCGAGGACCTGGTGCGCCAGCACGGCGAGGACATGATCGCCTTCGAGCGCGCTCGCATCATTGCTCTGCTGGACACGTTTGGCAACCAGTGCATAGCACAGGGCATGGCGCTCAGCAAAACCGGCCACGCCAACTTGGTGGCGGTCAACGCCCAGCTCGACGCCGTGCGTCTGCTGCAAGAGGCGATCAACGCAAGATAGTGCGCAAATTAGGGTTTGTCCCTACAAAATAAAATCGAAAAGTGTTTGCACCCGCTTAAATGGGTGTATGATAGAGCCCATGGACAGGCACAGGGCAGGTCCTAAACAAAGGGGTAAAAATCATGGCACACATGAAAACACAAATCAGGACAGTAAAAGGCAATGTGGCAGTGGCCACCTTAAATGACAATGGCGTCATCACGATGACGGTTGGCTCTCAAGCGTTTGTGTTGGAGTCTTTTAATCCGTACTCAACAGAGCCGTGCGACACCGCTGATGGCAAAGTTGAGGCCCATCTTGGGCGCGTCAAACAGGGCCTGGTGGCCTTTGTGGCAGACGCCGATAACACTGCCGCGCTTAAAAACCTCTACGTGGCTCAAAAGCAAGCAAAGACAGATTCGCTTGAGCGCAAAATCCCCGGCTTGGCGGCATTGCGCGCCATCATCAACACCGAGTCTTTTGAGTCTGAGCGAGCTGCCCGCGACATAGATGCTGGCGAAAGCATTTTAAAAGCCCGCACTGTATCCGGCAGTGACGTTGATGCTGCTCACGCAGAGTACCCTGTCGCATCGGTCTATTTGCAGGCCGAGGCTTTTGAGGGCGGATCAAACAGTGCCAAGTCCGAGGCGGGCCGTGTAGCAAAACAGACCTTGCTGGATGGCGGGTCTGTTGATCGGGCAAAGGCCATTTTGCAAAACTGGCTCAGTACTGTTAACGTTGATTAAAGGTGTCGTCATGAGCAAAGCAACACAGACATTTGAGTATTTGGCCGGCAAAACAGGCCGAATTTATGTGGCACGCAACGGGACGGTGACTGTATATGTCCTGTCAAATGGGGAGACATGGTTGCATCACAATGGATCGGGTAACAGTGTGATTTTCTCGGCCCCAGCCCCTGCTTTTTGGCAGGGCGAAGCAAAAGAGGGTCACCGCTATCAGTACCTGACCATGCAGATGGAGCGAGACATGTACAACAATCCGTCCTACTTGACCTCAAATGACTGACGCCCAATTCACCGCCCTGGCGCAGCTCTTGCGCCTTCGGGCAGGCCCTACTCGTGAGGCCGTGCGCCTGCACTTGGTGCAAGGCCTGAGCGTGCCTGATGCCGCTCGGGCAGCCGGTGTCGATTACCAGCTGGCCCTCAAAGCGGCCTATCGGGTCAAGGCAGGCTTGGCTTTGATCAAAAAAATATCAAGTTGATATCATTGGAGAGATGAGCGCACCCGTCTCGCCCTCGGTCATGCTGGACATGATCTCCAAGGAGCAGGCTCGCCGCAGGGCGGGCGCTTCGCTCTACGAGTTTGTTAAGCAGTCTTGGCACGTCATGGAGCCCGGCGTCCCGTTTGTCCGAAGCTGGCACATTGAGGCGATCTGCGAGCACCTGGAGGCGGTGAGTTCGGACGAGATTCACCGGCTACTTATCAACATCCCGCCGCGCCACTCCAAATCCACCATCGTCTCAGTCGCTTGGTGCGCTTGGGAGTGGATCGCCCAGCCCGAGCAGAAGTTCCTGGCCGCGTCGTACTCGGGCACGCTGTCCATCCGGGACAACTTGAAGGCTCGCCGCCTGATCCAGTCGCCTTGGTATCAGGACCGCTTTGGGCACATGTTCAACCTCGCCGGCGACCAAAACGCCAAGCAGCGTTTCGAGAACGACAAGACCGGCTACCGAATCGCCACCTCGGTGGGCGGTACCGCCACGGGTGAGGGCGGCTCGCGCCTGATCCTTGACGACCCGCACGGCGCGCAGGACGCGCAGTCCGAGACGATGCGCGAGACCGCGCTCGAGTGGTTCGACATGGTCTGGTCGACCCGGCTGAACAATCCCAAGACCGACGCCATGGTCACCGTCATGCAGCGCCTGCATGAGAAGGACATCTCGGGGCACATCTTGAACGACATCGGCGGCTGGGAGCACATCTGCATCCCGGCTGAGTGGGACGGCAAGAAGCGCAGCACGGTGCTCGGCTCCTACGACCCGCGCACGGTCAAGGGCGAGCTGATCTGTCCGGACCGATTCGGCGAGGCCGAGATTACCAAGCTCAAACAACTGCTGGGCACCTACGGCTCGTCGGGCCAGCTGCAGCAAGACCCGTCCCCCACCGAGGGCGGCATCTTGGCCACCAAGCACTTTCAGCTCTGGCAGTCGGCCACCCGCCTGCCGCAGTTCGAGTACATCCTGCAAAGCTACGACACGGCGTTCACCGAGCGAACCACGGGCGACCCGACGGCCTGCACGGTCTGGGGCGTGTTCACGCACCGAGGCCAGCGCAACGCCATGCTGCTGGACGCCTGGGACGAGCACCTGTCCTACCCCGACCTGCGCTCAAGGGTTATCCGCGACTGGACGTCGCAGTACGGTGCGGACGCCAGCCCCAAGGCGGGGATGCCGACCAAAGGCAGGCGGCCCGACCGTTTGCTGGTGGAGGCCAAGGCGTCCGGGCAGTCGCTGCTGCAGGACTTGAGGTTGGCCAAAGTCCCGGCCGTTGGCTACAATCCCGGACAAGCGGACAAGGTTTCGCGGGCGCACCAGGCAGCGCCAACGCTGGAGCTGGGGTTGTTGTGGATTCCCGAGTCCACCAAGAACCCCGGGCAGCCAGTCAGTTGGGCGGCCACATTTCTGAAGCAGATCGCCAAGTTCCCTGTCGCAGAGCACGATGACTACGTGGACACCTTCACCCAGGCAGTCATTTTTCTGAAAAACGATGGCTGGTTCGAGCTGCCGCAAGCAAGCGACGCGGACGAGCCAAGACCGCACAAGAAGGAAAGGTC